TTCCAGCGGTTTTGCGCCGCACTGGGCTTTTTGCAACAACAGTGACCCATCACCCCGCAACACCCCGCCAACCTCACTCGTCTGTTACTAATCCTCAACCAGCGCCAGATCCCAACACCGTTTCTGCGAGCTAACAGAATCTTTGCCTTACGGTTTTTCATCGCTTTGCTCTCCTGCGTCTCTTTGCTGCTCGTCGTGCCGCTGCAATACCGGTATGGCGGCGCTTTGGTGCCGGGATGATGTTGTCAGCCATCAGGACATACGGCTTTGCAATTAGCGCAGAAGCCCAAAAACGAGTCGGGTACGGTAACAAGCCGAAAAATGCCACACGCATTACTCACCTCCTTTGATGCGAATGCCTGCGGCGCGGATTGCAGCGATGACTTCAGAAACTTTGTATGCCATTACCGTTTGGTAATCATCGTGAAAATCTGTTCGATGAAGCATGCTGCTACGTTCCGGGAGCAGTATTTCCCGCTCCTCCAGTTCTGCTATGCGCTTACTTCCATCCGCGATTACTCCCTCGTAATATTCACGCTGCTCGTTGAGTTTTGATTTTGCTGCTTCAAGCTCAACGCGCAGCTTCCCTACCGTTAGCGCAATATCCTCGTTCTCCTGGTCGCGGCGTTTGATGTATTGCTGGTTCCTTTCCCGTTCATCCAGTAGTGCCAGCACGGTTTCTGGTCCGGCCAGAAATTTGAAGGCGTTGAGCGCATCAATATCCACACCGTAATCTTTAAGTTCCTGTTCACTTAACAAATCATCATCAGCTGGCAACATTAACAGGCGTTCCATTGCTGGAATTGCACGTTCCGCCGCCTCACGCAGTGCCTGGTAATTAATTTCGCTCACTGGTTGCCCCCTGAATACGCTCAAACTCTATTACCCACACCCAAGGATTAGCGTTCCAACTATCTTCGCCATAAATTGATTTCCATAGGCTACGGAAACCTGGGTAATGCTTATCGCCAATGAGGGTCGATTCTGTTGGTGCGCCCTCAGCCCTTGCATCGCATTCGCTGATATCGTTCAACCGCTCAACGCGCACGTTGGTAATTTCCAGAAGAATGCGCGATGCCCAGCGCGGCATGTGAATTGATGGCGTCCACTTTTCTGATACTGGTTTATTACAAACCTCGACCGGAACCCGGTGCGTTTGTTCTGTCCAGGAGTTACGCACGCTTGCGCGATAAACCAGCGTTGCGACGTCCGTCGCTTTGCCATGTACCCGGTAGGTTTCGCGAACCCAAATACGATCGCCCGGTTGACCATATGGACAATGCTTGGCAAGCAACTCTGCGGCCACTGCCCGTCCATAGAATTTTTCTTCAACAATCCTGCGAGTCTGTGTTTTATTCCCGCCAAGAATTGCCCGGACCATCTCATCGTTAAAAATCATGCCGCGCTCTTTCACTTCGCCTTTCATGCATCCCCCTTACCCATGTGCGACGATGCCGCCAAAAGTGATAGAGAACAGCCAGAAATAGATCGCGGCCATAATGATTTTGAATGCCGTGTTCATATTTTCAGCTCCTGTGATTGATTGGATACATGCCGCGCCTTGCGGCATGTTTTTATTTTCACTTTCTCTGTTTTAAAAATCAATATTTATTAGAGCAATTATTGTTGATGGAGAAGCGCGTTTTCATACTCCCTGACCATTAACGTAAGCACGCCGTGACTCCTGAAAACACGCGCCACTTCAATCTTATCTTCCAGCGCGAACGCAATTTTACTTAGACCAATTTTCTTCAGGAGATCAATCTTTGCAGGGCCGTCATTTCTGTCATCGGTGGCAGGACGCATAGATAGCAAAGGCTCAGCCCCATTTGTTACGTGCTTACGCAACCAAGCTCGTGTTTTATCCCTGGCTATCTCACAGCGCCCGGTTACAAACCAGAGCGTGTAAATGCTGGACAACTGGCGCACCATATCAATAACTGGAGTGATGGGAGCATCAGTGTCACAGGCAAGGTTAAACTCGTTCCAGTGCTCTGTTAATGCACCTTTGCCAGGTGGTGGAAGTAAATGCAGTCTGTCTTCCGTTGCCTCCGATATCGTCCCATCAATATCTACTATGACGATATACGGACGTTCCTGGTGTGCGTGTTTATTGAAAATACTCAAATGCCCTCCTCATTGGACGAAAAAAATGCTGGTGGGACGCACTCCACCAGCATTAAAAGTGACACTGTAACTATCAGCGAACGTAAATAGTGCCGCCGTTCTCTTTTTCCCATGCATCGCTACGTGCATAGCAAACATCGAGAAGTCTTCTTGCCGCAGTTTCCTCTAAACCCAATTCGACAACCAACTGCTCATGACGGCGGGTAACCACATCAAACAGGGTATGCAGCCCTTTAGTTGCCAGATCATCAATGAATTCCGGTTCGAACGGCAGCTCTGCCTCTGCCAACATAACCTCTTGCGCCCACTCAACTCGACGGACCAGTTCCGGGCGGCGGCTTTCCATCTCTTTACAGATCAATTCATGGAAGAACTCTACCCAACCTTCCGGCTGGAACTCGCGGAAAATGGCCAACGGCTGGAAGTTTGGCATCAACCATTCGTTGATCCGGATATCAATGGCATAGCCCATGTCGCAGCAGAACTGATAAGCAAAGTCCAGCTTAGAAACGATATAAGGACGCTCGTTATTGAACTCTTTAGGCGATGAGATCCCATAAGCCAGGAGGCGCGGGAAGAAGGAGATTTGCCCTAACGTCGGATGAAGTTTTCTTGCAGGGAAACGGCGCTCAGTAATGCCATACATTTCCTTCTTGAGCGTCGCAAATTTGGCATTCTCATTAACCAGCGCGGTAACCTCTGCTTTTTTATTAGCAAATGCCACGCGCGCTTCGCTTGCATCTTTAATAGTTTTTTTGAGCTGTTGGTTAAGGTCGGCGACCTGCTTACGCAGTTCCTGTCGCTCGCTTTTAGCTTTGTTATAGCGTTTCTCAAGGTTAAAAGGATCAAGTTTCATGATCTCTTTATATTGAGATTTTAGCGTTGAAATCTGTGAGTTCCGCAGTTCAACCATCGCGGTCATTTCATTGAGTTTTGTTTCCAGCTCAATGCTTATACGTTCGGCATTATCAGCACGCTGGTTGGCGTCATGCGTCGCATCGTCGATCGCGTCCTGTTGCTGGCGTTTCAAATGTTCAATTTGCAGCTGAAGCTCTTCAATTTCTTTACCCTTCAGACCGAGATCCAACTGCATATTTTCAGCTGCATCTACCAGGGAGTTATGGCTATCAGCTTCTGCGTTATAAACATCAATAAGCTGTGCGTGAAGCATCTCCGCTGACTGAACCGCATTATCAAAAAAACGTGCTGTGAGGTCATCACAACTAACGCGGCGTTGCGCGGCCCGGATGTTCTGGATAATGGCCGGGATACCGGCATTCAGGACATCAGGGATAGATACATTTTCGATTGATTGGTTTTGTGCTGAAGTGCTCATTTCAAAGTTCCGTATTAGCTTGTGCTTCGGTCATTTTTCCTAAGTATGAAGGAGGAAGGACTACGCAATTTGTATCCAGTCCCTCACCTATGGCAGCCTGTAAAATTCTGGCTAAGGTGAGTCTCTTGTTGCGATACCTGGTGATGACATGCCTGATACCGCCGGTCGGCGTAACAAAGGCGATCAGCCAGTAGTGATATTTCCGTCGGAATGGCCACATAGTGCACCTTTTGGATTGCTCTAATAAAAAACGTGATGAGTGTACATCGCGTTTTAAAAATATGGAATTATTAGAGCAATATTATTCTGATTCTCGCTCAAAAAACGAGCTAATAAGGGGAAGCCAATCCTCTGACACTTCGCGAGGTCGCGGTTTGCCGTGGAAAAAGATTATTCGGCAGTCCTTTGGTAATTCCCCATTCCCCCTGGAGTAACGCGCGCTCGCATATTTTGAACCAGGTTCCACAACATCGGCCTTGTAACTTACAAACCATCCAGGATACAGATCCTGAAATGCTGGTGTATCATCGCCCATAACCTTCCGTAAGAACCCCTGATCACCCCAGCACTCAGTAGTGACACAACGAGAAATCCAACCTTCCGGATCTTGCCAGAATGAACTCCAGATATGCGCTTTTACACTATTTGGTATCCACAGGGCACCGCTACCACGATAATGTGGATGGTAAAAATCCCTAAGCATGGTGAAGCTGGTTGGTGGATTCTCAAGGATTGGGCGTATATCACCGGCAATAACTGTGTCCAAATCCAGATAGAACAGATCATCTGTTATATCCGGTCGGAACAACTCTATTTTCGCCCACCAGCCACGGCACTTTTGCCACTGGTTGATCAATGGGACAACTTTGACGCCAGGTACATGTAAACGCTTCAGGTCTGTCAGGCAAATAATTTCATAGCCTTTTGGCAGTTGATTAACCAACCACTGCACATCGGAAGCGTTATAGTCACCACCAGAGCGAAAAACTAAAGCAATCTTCATGCTGCACCATCACCTTTCACTTTCATCAATGTCAGGTTTCCGCAAAATACGGCACCAGTGTCGATATACTGCTGATTCCAGAATGTCTTCGGGCTTTTCACCGGAGTGTGACCAAAGATAAAACGATCTGCGCCCGAAATTTCGCCACCAATATCATCCATCGAATCACTGATACGCTCGCGCGCCCAGACAACGTTGAAAAGCGGCACCTCCTTACCGAATTGGTATTCATTATCCGGATAGTCGGCATGGGCTATAACGATAGTTTCTTGCCCGGTGTTCAACTCAATGATATAGGGCAGACGCTTTACCAGCTCCACCAGCGCCCAGGCTAATATTTCCTGATCAGTGTCCAGCATGAAGAACCATTGTCCGCCATTCATTAGCCAGTTATTCACGTTGCCATCTGGACTTAACGCATCAATCATCAGCCGCTCATGGTTCCCCATCACTGCCCTGAACCAGGGCATCTGCAATAGTTCCAGACATTCGACATTTTCAGTACCGCGATCGATAAGGTCGCCGACCGATATCAGTAAATCCTGCGCCGGGTCAAAATCCACACGATGGAGTTCGGACATCAGTCTGGTGTAGCAACCATGCAGATCACCAACAACCCAGACATTCCTGTATTTGGTACCGTCGATACGGTGATAAATTGTGGGTGCCATCATGTATTCTTCAGCCATTCTTTAAGAGTCATCTGCGGAATGCCTCCCATTTTCCCGCATGAAACAACGTCAATCTGTTCACGCGCAGACTGGAATAACAAAGGCAGGTGACTTAGATTTTTTGGCGTGCCGCCGGAGTGAACGCGTGGTTCTTGTGTAGCGTCAACGCCCACCAGGGCGACATGTTTGAATCCGATATGGAAAGCCAGGTTCAGAGCGCCATATGCACTATTGCCGCTGGCAATTTCATTCTCATCTTCGCAAAGTCCGAAATGTGCGGACCAGCGCCACGCCCACCACTCGGGAGAATTCGTATTTTTTGGCTCCATGCCACGTTCAGCCACACGACGGAAGCACAGAACGCCGTCTCTGACTTCACGTTCTTTAACATCGGGTAGTGCCATGCAATAACAAACACCACGGCGACGGCGGCCACGACCAACGCGCCGCATATTGTCTGGCGATGGATCAAGTGTGAAAAAATAAGAAGCGCGGTTCAGCCAGTCGATGGCCCCATTGACCGCTATAATCGGCACTCCGCGCGGCGCAACAAAGTTTGCGGCGCTTGGGCCACTGCCGACGATAATAACGCGATCACTGCCTCTAAATTTATTCTTGGGAAACATTGAATTGCACTGCTCCTACTTGCATTCAAAATATGTAAATCTGCGTGTTTTTTGCGGGTATCCAGGAACTGCTGTTGCCATTTTGAAATAGACACCTGCGTTGGATTCCGTAGGGCTTGAGGGTGCGCGCCATGCCAATGAAGGCCGTTTTGCAGAGAACAGTCATAGCCGACTAATACAACTACTTCAGCCCCTGATTCAGCAGCCAGACTGATAGCCTGCGCGCCGCTATTTACCCCTTCCGCCGGTCCACAATATCGCCTGTACTCCAACGAAAATGATTTCGCCGCCGCCAGGTTGGCTGTCACTTTGCGGAATTTCCCTCCCGGTATGGTGGATCCGTATTGCTTCCACCATGACAAATCACCGGCGTATAAGGCATAAATGTCATCGAACATCTGCCAGGAATTGTTAACCGCGATGATTGAACAGCCAGTTTTTTCTATAGCAGCACAGTCCTCACGAGTGAGTGACGGACCGCTACCGACACAAAAAATAGTCCTAGTCGCCCTGGGTGGTATGTTCATTCTCAGCTGCAAATTCAGCCTCCAGGCGAGCATTCATTTCAGCGATTACCGGGTCCACTACAGCATCTGCTTCCTGTTCATTACGCGGCATGATCGATGCCAGCGATTCATAATTAGCCTTGGATGACACGATTATTCTCCCGATGTTAATGTGCGCTGTATCAAAGAACACATATGCACTAATTAATTTATTATTTCACGTAGCGAACAACCACTTGTCACCGTTCAATACATGCTCAATAGCCTCACCCTTTTTAAGGCTCATGTATTCCAGGATGGCGGTTATCGCTTGTTCTGCACCATACGCAAGAACGACGTAGTAACCTTCCTCTCTAAGCCTGCGCATCCAGGCGATCTGCTCTTTCGTCGGGGCTTTACCATTTGGTTCTTTAAGCTCAATTCGCATGCCGTGATAAATACCGCATGCTTTATCGAGACTCATGTCCGGATAACCTTTTTTCTGCCCTTCAGCCTTCATTTTCCCGGCGGTTGCTTTTGAACGTTTCCCTCCGTTAGGCGTTGCATGCAACAGCTCATAGATGTCAGGGTGCTTGCGTTCGAAGTAATCAAAAATGAAAACCTGCTCGAAGTGCTCGCAATTTCCGTCGCGCAGGTCTGGGGTCTTTGCCAGTGCTGCAAGTGCCTTCGCATGTGGAGAAACTTCTTTTACCGGCGCAAGCGATAAGAATGGATCCTTTTTGGTTTTTGGCCTGGACTGCCCCTTATTTCTACGCTCACTAAAAGCCTGAAACTCTTCCTCAGTAAAGCGCAACATAATCAGTCAAATCCTGCCGGTCGCATGCCATATTTACGCTGTTTTGCTGCCTGCTCTTCCCTGTGCCATTGCGCACACTCAGCGTCACAATAGATGCCTGATTCAATCGGTTCATTGCAGTAACGACACTTACCTGTAAATACCTGACTCACGACCTGTGCCTGCTTTCTGATGTTATCGATGGCCATGTCTTTGAGAGCTTCTAACTGATTCATGCTCAGCTCTGCATCATCAACACGTTCTGCCAATTTTGTTTCCTCGTGAAGAACCTACTTAAGGGCAGAATGATACATTTCACAATCAAAATTGCACTAATAATTTTCTTTTATTGAGTTAAATAATCAACAAATGACTAGCGGTAGAATCACCATCATCTATTTCTGGCAGGCTGACTATGGCTACATCAATCACTACAACCCAAAGCACCCGGCAATATCCTCTGTCGCGGTATGACGACCGCAACATAGCCGATCCAATACTCAGGGCAGAGCTGCGCAAAGAGGTGATGCTTATGTGTGAATCGAACGACAAGAATCTGACGATTTATTACGTTCTTCCCGATGAGCAATATCGCCCGGATTTGCTGGCTTACCGTATGTGGGGCATAGCAGAGCTACGCTGGGTTGTGACGCTCGCCGCCGGGCTTGAGGATGAGTCTCAGGGTATGACTGTTGGCAAAAAATTAAAACTCCCACCTGCCACCTGGATCCGCGAAATGATTCGCCATTTCCAATACGACGGCCAGGTAATAGGGACATTATCCATTGCGTAAGGGAAATGAATGCCAACTGAATATGCTCGCGACAACCTTGGTCGCTATCAGACTGATGGATTAAGTGCAAAAGACTTTAACAAGGTCTTCGATCTTATCCGTAAACAGCAGCGTCAGAATCGGCGAAACGCGCGACGTACACTCACCCCAAGGATTATGGGGATGCGTAACCGCGAACTTGAGGCATTCCTCAGCCTTGGGAAAAAGAAAGATGGCACCTACTTTACGCCCGAAGATATACGCAGCTTCAACACCTCAAGGCAGGCTCATAAAACAAAATTCAAGAGCACGGTACCCGGCATTACCTATGCTCAGCTGGTGGCGCAGTCCACCAGCATTGATATAAAACGCGCTAACAACAAAGTTTCTGATGGCACAGGGATCAAAGCCGCGACATTCCTCGGGCTAAAACACAACCTTGCATTGATATCTGTTAATGCCTCGGATGAGTCGGTCCACCAGCATCACCGTGTCAGAATTCGATTTGAGGAATGGGATAAAGCCGTTGAGGATATTGCTGAAGACGGTGCGAAAAAAGCCCGAATCGCTGCCGATCTCTGCAAGGGCCGGGTATCTTTCGACTGTGATTGTGGACGCCATCAATACTGGTATCGTTATATGGCCACTGCTGGTAACTATGCTGTCGCGCCGCCAAAAGAGTATGCCTTCCCCAAGATCCGCAACCCTGATCTGACTGGTGTAGCCTGCAAACATGTGTTGCACGCTATGACGCGTTTTCAGTCTCCCACATGGCACAAGGCCATCATTATTGCCCTGGAAAAAGCAGCTGAACAGGTAGCCTTCGGCGATGACAAGCGGAAGACAACAACCTATTTCAAAGGCGAACTGGCTAAATCGCTCGCGCGCAACCGGACAACAACGACGGATCAGGCTAAAGCTGCGCGTGAGTATGAGCTGTATCTGAAATCTCAGGATGCATTAGGCAAAAAACTACGCGCCAAAGATAGCGCCACGGACAACGTTCGCCGGTTGTTAAAAAAAGCTCGCACCACGGCAAACAGGAAGAATGCCGAACTAAAAGCATCGCGGGTGAGGGAAGCCCAGGCTCGCGCTGAAGCCGACGCCCTCAAAAAAGCCCTGCAAACGCAGGCGAACAACCTCATAAAGTTTTTCATGAGTCAGGGAATGGACAAGGCCGCTGCCACTGCGCAGGCGCGAAGCATTCTTGAGACACAAATTAACGAAGCCCGTAAACGGAAAGGATAATCGATGGCTGGTTTCTTTGATGACATGTTTGAGGACACAGAACCATCACAACAAGTGACTGGTGATAACCTCCCGGACACCGAATCGGATCCGGATATTCCAGGCGAAGGTTCTGAACTGATTGAAGAGGAAGATATTGATGCTGAAATCGAAACCGATGGTGTTAACGTTGGTAATATTGTTGATCCTGTGGAGGACAATCACCTTCCCAATCTGGATCACGGCCTGCTTAGTGATTCTGGTGTGCGCCACCGTTATCAAGGTCATGCAGTTTTTAATAACCTTGTGCGGATGGACTGGCTCAAAGCAATCAAGCTAGACCCTGACTCATTCGATGCGGTTCTATATCGCGCAATACCTTACAGAGACAAAAATGCACCTGAAACGGCATCTGAAATAATAGAACCGAACCAACGCATATATGACTATCAGGATCCAGAACTGATAACGGCCCTCGACTGCCCGGATGAGATGGACGCCTTCTACGCGCTATACGACGGCAGTGATAATACGGGAATTAGCGACAGTGCTTTAATCCTTCGGTTGGCCGCCGTTAATGTGCCAGTGGGTTCTATGCTCGAATGGCTGGAACAGCTGTCAGACGGCACAACCATTCGCCGCTTCTGGTACATCCATAAAATATTCAATTACGGCACTGCCAGGGTAGGCAGTTTGTTTTATTGCGTGCCTTCACGCGCCTTTGAAGGGAATTTCATCGGTGATTCTGAATAATCAGGAATGGCTACTGGCCATCTTTAAGAAAAAAGGTCTTACTCCAACCGGTAAGCTGGAATTTGCCACTATTGATGGCATTGATTCGGCGCTCGCACAGGCTTTAAACGAAGCATTCGACTCACAAGTTGTCAGCTTTAATGATCGCACTAACCAGTCATTCAGGGAGTTCCTGAAACGCACACCAAGAGATCGCATAACGCTCGGCACTTTTAGTGATGTGAAGGAGTGGTTGTCGTCATTTGAAGCCGATCGCGCCGGGCGCAAAGATACAGCCTCTGCTGGCCCGGTAAATAAGCTGGCAATGCCGCTTGTGAATCTGTCTCGTTCTCCCGCGTTTTCAATTTATGAAGGTGAACTGTGCCGGGATAATTACGATGAAGGGCATGTCACCAATGAAAATGATGAGATTGAAGCCCTGGTATCGACTATCCCTTTCTCACTGGAATATTCGCTATGGATAGCCAGTGACGAGAAGGAATCTCTTGGGATGGTTACAACTGCATTAGCATTCTGGCTACGAATGTATGCCAGCCTCGGGCAGGCATCTTTCACTCACAGAGCCAATGTCGGCGGTTATGAGATACCGGTTACCTGTTACATAGAAGGGCAAAAATCAATCGCATTTCAGGATCTGACCACCGGCACCGCCGACAACAGGATGTTCGCGGTTGGATTGAACCTCACCGTTGTGGCGGAACTTCCTATCCTGGCTTATATGCAGCAAACCACCGGCACCATAACGGTAAAAGCGAAAATTCTGGAGGAATGAGATGGCCACAAAGACCACCACAGCCCCGGAAACTGATTCAAAACGCACTCAGCTATTCCTGCAATCTGTTTCAATTGGGCAGAACGAAATCCCTCGCGAAATGATCGTAGGATGTACCTATGTCGAACCTGGGGAGCTATCTGGTCCCCAGCTTATGCTCATGATCAGGGATTCAACGGCTTACGTGGTCAATAAGCTGGGGGTGAAATTTGGTACAATACTGACAGTTTCACTTGGTGATCCGGAAGGTCATGGCGGCCTCCTCTTCTCGGAAGAGTTCTTTGTTCTTAAAGCGCCGCGCAAGGACGATACTGTACTGATTTACGCGTTTAGTAACCCGGTGCGGTTATTAAAAGTTCCGTCCACCAGCGCACAGTATTTTGTTGATAAGCCACCATCAGCCGTAGTTTCCTCTCTTGCCCCTGGTCTGAAGGTAAATGCTGACTCATTCAGAAAAACATCCACATACCACCTAAATGTTGGAGAAAAACCGACCAAGGTATTGCAGGAGATAGCCCGGGATACCGGTTCTATGTGCTGGGCATCCAGGGGGACGATCAATTTTAAAAGTATGGAAAAAATGGCAAACGCCGCTCCATCTCTTACTTATGAGTCCGCCAATCCCAACACATCCGGATTTACAATTAGTCAGTTCAACATCCTGAATGCCGATTATGAATACCAGCGCCGCCACAATTACAGAATGGCCAGTTATGACATGACCAAAGGTGTGGTTTACTCAGGTAACCAGGAAGACCCCATTAAATTTACGAGCAATCCCGATCCTACCGCGCTGGCGAACTACAACAAATTCATTCTCCCCCGCCTCGATATGCTGGTGGAAGGAAATGCCGCGCTAACTCCGGGTACGACGCTGAAAATTGTCGTGCATAACACGGCAGGTGACGGAGAACTCGATGAATCTATCCCTGACAAAATGATAGTGATGTCCGTGACTCATTTCGAAGACCGCTTTCGTTTTGTCAGCCGTGCACAGTTAGGAGTGGTGAATGGGTAGTTTGACAGGGAAGTATCGGGCTGTAGTGATAAGCGTCGATGACCCTAAAGGTCTGATGCGTACACAAATACGTGTTGTCGGCATGATGGATGGGTTACCAGATGCCTCATTGCCGTGGGCAGAAGCTATATTGTCCAATGCAAACACGTTTTCACCATTTCTGCCCGGCGATAAAGTATGGGTAGAATTTCCCTACAATGGGGATTCGCGATGGCCATTGATAATCGGTTATGCACAGGATGCATCCGGTGGCGCTCCCAATGTGCCTCCTGAAGCGTCAGGACAAGGTGAAGGCTATGTACCGCCTGAAGTTGAAGGTGCACCAGCACAACCATCAACCAGCGCCAAAAAAGACTTTATTTCGTCGCGGAACGGACTAATGGAGATCCGGACGGCGGGCGGAGCCTGGGCCGTTACGCACTTGAAAAGTGGAACAACAATCGGGTTCAACGAGGCCGGGGAGTTATATGCCATTTCTCAAGGTCCGGCATTCATCTCTTCCGCAGGAAATCTCGATATAAAGTCAGGCGCGGATGTCGCCCTGAAGGCGGGGGGAAGTATGGCGATAGAGGCCAGCGGGAATCTATCCATAAAAGCCGCTCAAGTCTCTGTTGACAAGGCTTAAGAAAAGCCCGGCGATCGGGCTTTTCTTTTATAATGGGTTCAATTTTTATCCGTTACCGCACGACGGTTTCTGCGTGATAAACGTTTCAAGCATCTTTTCCGCGATTGCCGACCAGGTGTGACACTGGACCTTTTCAGCATTTTTCACGCGATCAACGCGAGCAATAACCTCATCCCAATCAATCCGCGACTTGATAACCATATGGTTCACCAACTCCAGGCGATCTGGCGGAAGGCAATCGGGCGGCGTTAATATCAACGCTCCACACATTGCCGCCTCAAGAACAGTTAATCCAAGGCTTTCGGGATGCGTAACGATAAAAACGTCACTCTTACGCAATTCAGCTGCAAATTCGGTTGCTGGTACCGGAGTCCGTCTGTATGGGGTTACCGAAATATTCCCCAGCTCAATGGTAACCAATCCGTCATCGGTCAGCGTTCTGGCCTCATACGGAACGGTCAGGCGCTGAAGGTTCATAAGGATACTTAAGGAGTGATCAAACCCACTAACATCAAATGCCGCGTGGTCTACAAAAATACGCAGAACATCGTCTGTTTTGGTTTCCAGATGGAACAGCTCCTGATTCGCTGCCCATCCAACATGTTTGTTAAAACGATTATGACGCTCTAACCTGCCGGGATTATCCAGGTACCGCCAGGTATCATCGCGGACAGTAAAAGTAATATCGACTGGTGCCGAATCCAGCATAGAACCGTCGTATACCTGGGCTACCCATCCAGTGAATCGACGACGCAGTTGCACGCCTATTTCCCTGGGCACCGTAGTAAAATACCGCAATCCTGGCGCTAAAATGGCCTTCGCAGAACATGCGGTCGCAGCAGTCAACACAGCTTCAACATAATCCTCCGGGCTTTCGACGCCGGGGGAATATGGACGATGGTATTGCAATGTTACCCCTGCCTCACTAAAGGCGCAGGCCAGGTTATAAGCCCACATTTCCGTATATGTTTTCACATCACTGATAGCTTCAAATTTTCGCCCAATGATCAGGATGTTCATCGGCTTTTCCTCATTCCATTGCATTAATAATCCTCTTGCCAGTCAGCACCAGCATAGTTATCAAACCGTGAGTATTGGCCGTTAAAAGCCAATCTCACCGTGCCAATTGGGCCATTTCGTTGCTTTCCGATAATCACCTCGGCAATGCCCTTCATTTCGCTATCCGGGTGATAAACTTCGTCGCGATACAGAAACATGATCAGGTCTGCGTCCTGCTCAATTGCTCCTGATTCACGTAAATCTGAATTTACCGGTCGTTTGTCCGCACGCTGTTCAAGCGATCGATTAAGTTGAGACAATGCCACCACCGGTACTTGTAATTCCTTCGCCAAAGCCTTCAGTGAGCGAGAAATCTCGGCAATTTCCAGCGTTCGGTTATCTTGCAGCTCGGGGACGCGCATAAGTTGCAGGTAGTCGATCATAATCATGCTCAAACCACCATTTTCTTTATAAACACGACGAGCGCGGGAACGAAGCTCTGTAGGTGTCAGGGCGCTTGAGTCATCAATAAAAATATTCTGCTTGTCCAACAGAATCCCCATTGCGCCAGAAACCCGCGCCCAATCCTCGTCGTTAAGTTGCCCTGTTCGAATACGAGTCTGATCAACGCGTGCAAGAGAAGCCAGTGAGCGCATCATCAGCTGGTGGCTCGGCATCTCAAGGCTAAAAACCAATACGGGCTTATCGTTACGGACTGCGGCATTTTCGACGAGATTCATCGCAAACGTAGTCTTCCCCATCGATGGGCGGGCGGCGACAATAATGAGATCGGACGCCTGAAGTCCTGCTGTCTTCTTATTGAGATCGGTAAATCCGGTATCAAGCCCCGTTACACCATCATGCGGTCGCTGAAACAACTCTTCTATGCGAGATACCGTTGCATCGAGAATGCTGGCGATATCTTTTGGACCATTACCGCTCTTTTGTCGTTTTTCAGCTATTTCAAAAACGCGGCGCTCGGCCATATCCAGCAATTCATTGCTGCCCCTGCCATCCTGCGCATATCCAGCTTCAGCTATTTCATTTGCGACGGAAATCATTTCACGAACAACCGCGCGTTCACGAACGATATCCGCATAAGCACAAATATTTGCCGCGCTGGGCGTGTTCTTTGACATCTCCGCAAGGTACGCAAAACCACCGGCGCGTTCTAATTTACCGTTCTGTTCAAGTGCTTCAGCAAGTGTTATCAAATCAATCGGTTTGCCATGACTTAATAACCTCTCCATCTCACTGAAAATTTCACGATGAGCACTGGTATAAAAATCATCAGCAACTATACGATCTGCAACTTCATCCCAGCGGCAGTTATCAAGCATTAAGCCACCAAGTACAGCTTGTTCTGCACTAAGGGAGTTTGGCATGGATTCAAGAGGGGATGCAGACATTAGCACTCCACCCAGGCGTGCTGAATGTCAGATATAATCGGCATACTCAAATCACTCCTAACGATATGAGTCATCACCAGAAAATCAGGATTAATGCGCCGGACTCTTCCCGGCTGTCACACCGAATCGCCAGGATGGTGAGTCCCTGTATCCGCTATCCCTCCAACGGTGACTTGCACATTCCGGCTACCTGGTTTGTTGCCTGAGCTAGGGGAAAAGGTAACCCCTTTAACGTCACCAGACCGCTAACGACGCATGTGCCAGACGCCGTGTTACAACCAAATATGGTGGCCCCTACCGGACTTGAACCGGTGACCGTGCGATTATGAGTCGCCAGCTCTAACCACTGAGCTAAAGGGCCGGATTACTGTTTCCTAAGTGCTTCAATGGCGCTAACAATACCGCCTACAACTATGGCAACAATGATAATGAGAACAATTGGATACTTATCTGCAAAATCCCAGAAGCTCATCACTGATCCTTCGAGGCTGGTTTAAATATCGGCCATACCAATGTTACGGCTACTGCTACCAACGCCCCGTCGGATAAAACCGACAGGATTGTGCTGGTGAAATCCACCAGCACAGATAGCACGAGAAAAACCAAAGCCAGAATTAGACGTGCTTTTATAACCATCAGATATACTGTTCCAGTGGCAATTGAAGAGCCTGGGCAATTTTCTTCAATTGCTCCTGCTCTTCTGCCCCAATGCCATCCTGGTCAGCAATATCAATGCATAGGCACAGAACATCTACCGCATCATTAGTTCCAGACACGTCAGCCAGTTCACGTAAAGCCTGGGCATTCGCTCGGCGCGGCGAGGCTTCATATTGAGCGCGAATATTGGCGCTCATCTGGGCAATTTCACCGGAGAACGGCGCAAAGGCAGGAAGTGCTGCAATGGTTTTTTCCAATACTGCAATTTCTTTCGCATCGCAGGTGCCGTCAGAGTATGCAATGGAATATGCGCCCCAGACAGTCGCTTCCACCGCATCACGGTTTTCCATTTTCTTGACTCCGCCAGCCGCTTTGCGGAATTTCTTTTTGAGAATGCCGAGCATTTATTAACCTCATTACTGGTTGGGAAATAAGGTTGCGGTGCCGGGTGCCTCCCGGTGTCCTTTGGCTGGTTATCCACCGTGGACGGGGAAATAAGGAGAAATAATGGACAGATATAACCATTTCCCCGCGTGCGCTTAGCCGCATTCACCGCAACGGAAAGAGCATTCCTAGTGGACCTGTAGATTGGGATATGAACCCGTTACAGGAGAATGCTCTTACCTGTTACGTGCTCCGTTTCGTGGAGCTAACGGCGGGTGATCGGGCCGCACCAGACTGGACTTATTTCAGCGTTATGCTCATGCCAGAGAATCAAACTGTGATGGTCGGTGCTGAACTCCGACACAGGGTTGTAGCAAGCCCCGCAAAGCGCGCACTACTGTAGTTGCGGCACATCAGCCTGTGCATTCACCACAATGTTGAGAACACTGGTTGTCACGCTGCAACGCAACATTTATTCGTAGATTGGGATATGACCCCGTTACGCCAGTGTTCTCAACGTTGTAGTGCCGGTTACGGTTCCGGCCAGGCCTCTTCCTCAACGGGGTGTTCTCCATACGGACTACCGTTTATTGGTCGTTCCTGCGGTTTATGTTGTGAAGCCAGATGCTTATCTTCTGGTTGCTTCAAAGAGCTGCACTTCATCACAACGGTAAGAGCACTCGATGCATTTAAGCCAAGCCCCATAAGGGAGAATGCCCTTACCTGTTGTGTTGTGATGACCGGTGCTGATCTCCGGCTTGCGGTTATTTCAGACTCTCACGGGCGTTTAATTGCCCCGCCGAACAGCTCTTTTCCGCAATAGCTGCAATGTCTTTCGCGCATCAGCCTGCGCATTCATCACAACGGTAAGGGTACTTCGTAGGGATTCGAACCCTCTGCCAAGCTCGGCGATCTCCGACGTCGCAAAATACCCTTACCTGTTGTGCTGGTGCCGATTAACGGACTCGAACCGCTGACATCCTGCTTACAAGGCAGGCGCTCTACCAACTGAGCTAAACCGGCATTGGCGATGGTGGATGGATTTGAACCATCGACCCGTTGATTAACAGTCAACCGCTCTAACCGCTGAGCTACACCATCACTTGCCGGGTACGTCTCCGGCGAGGGCTTCCACCTCCGTATGCTTTTCGGCGCACCGCGCCCTGGCTGCAATTCGGTAACAGGGGATGCACAACCCTGGCTTCCAGCGTGATTAGCGCCTTCAGCATGACGGGATATACCCGTAAATTCGTGGAACTGTACCCAAAGTGCTGTTAAGCACCGCTGTTACGCTGAAAAGAAAACGCAACAGGAAAGGACGCTGACCAACAGATGGCCCCTTCTCGTTCATCTGGTTAATCACACCAGCGCCCTTACCTGTTGTGCCTCCCCGTTCCCTAATACACAGACGGGGACACTCTGCGGTCGATTTTTTGACGGGGGACGACTCATACCCCGTGGCGTCTGGCTTCTTAGGCCGCTACCATCATCAGATCATCGTTTGCATTTACTTTAATGGTCAGTTTCTAAACCGCCGCAAAGTCGCTAACCATGACGAAAACCCTGAAAAAAACGCCCACCCGAAGATGGGCAAACTGGAAGCTCGTAACGCACTTCGGCGTTGCCACTTAGGCGCATGGTCAACCTGGCAACTCGGTGGTTTGTCTGGGAGGACTAGGCCCAGCCATGCTTACCGCCGCGCCTGTCGCGGCTAACAGCTAAATCGCTCTATAAATCACGATTCATTGAGGCGATATTACACTAATAAATTTATTAGAGCAATATACCCAAAACGTCATGAGCTACACCTCGAGTGTCCCCCTTACAAGACACAGAACGTCTGGCAAAAAGAGGTTCCACTCTGAAGCCACTGTCATGATAAAGCTCTCTGATGTTTGGCGCGCCACTGTTAGTAATGAGAACCTTTGCACCTCGACGATGAGCATCCGTCAACAGAGACACCAGGCGTTTTTGCTCTTCAAACTTAAAGTCATGACCGGAATAGTTCGTGAATCCCTCTGTATTTGGAAGCGGTTCATACGGCGGATCGCAAAAGATGACATCTCCTTCTCCGGCAGCTTCAATCACCGCAGCAAAATCACCGCATACAAACTCAGACCGCCCTTCCGCACCGAGGAAGGCTTCCATCTCCTGTAATGGGAAATACGGAGTTTTATACTTCCCATAACCGACATTGAACTCACCGGCCTGGTTGTAACGCGTCAATCCGTTAAAACAATGTCGGTTCAGGAACAAAAACGCCGCTGCGCGATGTAAATCATCATAGACTTGTTTGTTAAACGCATTCCGTACTGCCAGGTATCCTTCCTGTGTGTTGTAGTCCTGGAAGAAACGATGTGCCAGAGTGATAAGTGAATGCGCCTCGCGTTGCAGAGTCTTGTAAAAGTTAATCAGGTCAGCATTCACATCATTTAGCAGATTTTCCTGGTATCCGGCATTCATGAAGACAGCTCCGCCACCAACGAAAGGTTCAATCAGGCGCTTCCCTTCTGGCAAATAGCGAAAGATTTGTTCCAGAACACCAAATTTTCCACCAGCCCATTTGAATATGGACCGTTCGAATTCTGCCGCTGGTTTAACTTTTCGCTCTTTTGTTTCACTTCCTTCTTTCTGCCGACATACGGCCTTAGTAATCCGATCGCCAATCCAGCGCATTACTGGTATTGCCATACTATTGCCGATCGCTTTGTAACGCGGTCCGTCAGCTGCAAGCATCGCGGCCTCTTCTTCGCTTAAATCTGGATAGTGATTGCGAAGATATGCCAGTTCATCTGAATTAACTTTTTTACGCTTTTCCGTCGGGATCAACGTATGCCCATCAGGAAAACCTTGCAGCCTTTCACATTCGACAGGGGTAAGACGGCGGACAGCTACTTCTGCGTTTCTTACTTCATAGCAAACAGCTGTTGGATTTTTAGCCATTAGAGATGGTGAAGTATTCTTAGTTGCAGCATGTTGTGTACCGCTCATACGCTCAGGAAAAGCCAATGTAACAAGATGCTCATGGCTTTCTTGCTCACGTGCCCGCAATGTACCATGCCCTTCTGACCAAAAACCTGCTCCTGTGCTGCTAAAAACGGCAAGGTCAGTGGCATCTTTAAAATCTCTTGCCTTTACTGTCGATGCGGTTTCATCGTCAATATATTCCCCAAATGCTGCCATCCTGAAAGCGTTTACGGCTTTCGTCGATTTCATACCGGGTGGCATGTCAGCGTGTAGGCATGGATTTAGGCTTTCGCCACTGATTGCAGCGCCATTTGCAATAATGGCGGAAGCGATTTCCTTCTTTTTTCGGCTCGGCGCAATATTCCGGCGCACGCCTTCGAACTCAAAAAGTACCGTTGCGGGATCGAGGTCTGTTCGAGCACTTGCGACAACAAACACGCGTCGGCGTCGTTGTGCCACTCCGAAGTATTGGGCATCAAGGATTCTCCAGGCCACCTTTCGCTGCGGTCCATAAATACAACCACACTGTGGCCACTTTGGAGCATGGCAACCGGTTTTGCCATCCCACCGCCAGAACGCGTTACTTTTTCCTGATTCAGGTCGATCACCTGGTTCAAATGGCGCATCTTCTCCAGCCAATCCGGCAAGGAAACATCCGAAGGCGTTATCTGCCGATGACAAAACTCCTGGGACATTTTCCCAGACGATAACTGTCGGTTTGAGAAATGACTCAGCCCGTTTGTCGTCAATTGCATTTGCAAGCTCCACATACTTTAAAGTTAGCGCGCCACGCTCATCATCAAGCCCACCACGTAATCCAGCGATACTGAATGCCTGACAAGGTGTTCCCCCGACGAGCACATCAGGGGATTCGATTTCCCCAGCCAGGACTTTTTTGGCAAGTTTTGTCATGTCGCCAAGGTTGGCGACATGGGGCCAGCGGTGCGCAAGAACGGCAGATGGAAAAGGCTCGATTTCAGCAAACCACGCCGGACGCATACCCAACGGTTCCCAGGCAATACTCGCGGCTTCAATTCCACTGCAAACAGATCCATAGCACAGCTCTTTCACTGCTTAGCCTCTCCACCAAGGGCATTTACCAGAGCATCAACCAGGCACGAAATTTCACTGGTCAACAGGAAGAAATCTGCGTCCAGTCGCTGCGCTACATCTTCACTATCAATATCAGAGTTCTGATCAAGCAATTCATCCGCAAATTTGACGCTGGTAAGGCTGAAGTTATGGTCCAGTGTAAATTTAATGCGGTTCTGCCAGTCGAGTGCCAACTTAGTGACGAGCTTGCCAGCTTCCAGGTGTGTGGAAATTTCATCGCTTCCCAAATCCTGCTTTTTCACTCGGGCAATACCGCCATCCTCAAGCACTGCCTTAAGTTCTGCCGCATCCCCCATTTGAAATCCCTGTGGAGCACTACCATCACGTACCCAGTCGGTCAGCGTTAATTCAATGGGATTTTCAACACTCAGGGGAACAACAGGAAGAGAACCCAGAGACTTACGCATAAGCGCGAGCATATCCTCTGCCTGCCGCGCGCTGGCATTGATATAGATACGTTTAGTTGAACCGTCGTAGATCGCCTGGATAACAGAAAACTTTGAAAAAGCCCGTGGCAGAAGAGAATGCAGAACTTCGTCTTTCAGGGAGTCCTTCTCTGTTTTCTTCAGTTTACGCGCTTGTTCTTGCTCAAGTTTTTCAATTTTTTCTTGAATAGCTCGCTGGATAACCGGCGGGGGAAGAATTTTTGTTTCGCGCTTTGCTTCAACAAGGATAAAACCATTTCCATGCATAGCGATAACTTCGGAATTATCACCAAATGGAGATACAAAACCGAACTTGGCCATATCCTGACTACCGCATGGCGTGAAAAGGATCATTTTCTTTTTATCTTCTAAGTCGGTCAGATCCGCCTCACGAGAAAGTTTATAAATAGTAATGTTTTTCCAGTGCTTAAACATGTTGTAACCCTTGAATATCAACCACAGAAAGCTCGTCTTTGTAGAAAAAGGCCAGGTTGTGGCACCCCCTCGTTTGAGCGTATGAGCTGGGACCAATTTCGTTCTTCCAGACAAATGGCTTCAAATCCGTACGGCGAAGCATAAAAACGCGATTTGTTCCGCTCTGATTCCCAATGAGGCAAAAGCCTTCTTTCACCTTGATAGCCTGCAAGTTGTCGAGTTCACCGCTGGTTACACGGCTATCGAACTCTTTGCGGCTTATTAGCTCCATCTGCATCTGACGACTCCAAACAAATGCCCATTGAAGGGCGATGGCTGAATGGTACCGAAAATACGACATAAAAAACAATATTTATTAGAGCAATTTTGCAATAGTTGAACTCCATGTAGACCACAAACAACCTGAGTTAAAATAACGAAAATCAGAGCAAATAATTGGTGATGACGTGGCAAGTATTGCAACAAAAGACAGCATTTGTTCGGGGCACGGAGGATTCCCATCCAGGCCTCCTGTAGAGAGTGAACCACTACTTAAAGTCAACGGAGTCGAAGTGTTAGTTGATGGTAAGCAATATGCACAGCATACCGATGGAAACAGTACGCACGGTGGGCAAGCTATATCAACCAGGGCATGGTTTACCGTCAATGGTAAAGGGATCGTATGCGTTGGTGACCCTGTTTCATGCGGATCTACCGTAGCGTCCGGAGACGGCCTGGTTCAGGTAAGTTAGGAGATATCATGCTGGAAAAAGACTACCAGTTATCCGCATATAAAAAATTGGCCGCCGCCGGTGGGATGAAAACACTTGGTGCCATAACATCGGCACGAAACAGTGCTAACACAGCAAAACTGCTTGCAGAAGAATTGACCGGATTAATTCTGGATACAATTGTCTATCCCGACACTATTACCAGCTATGTTTCAACGATCAGAACAACCACAACCGGCTTAACGAACATTGGAGAACTGGCAACTAAGCACGCGGACCTGTTGGCTGGTTATGCAGATCTGTCAATGCTGCTTCAACTCGATATTGGTTGGGATGTTTACTGCCGTGCTAATGAGCGAGAAGTTTCAGAACTGCCGATCTCTATTGCCATTGGTGATGTGAATATTACTAAATCGCTTGAGGACGCTGTTAACGCGCTTAATACATCAAGTTTAGTCGCTGCAATGGGGGAGATTAACCAGACCCTTAACACTGGCTCAGGAAGCTCGCCAGGCTCTGGTTCAGGCGGCGGCACTGCCACTCCCCCACCAGCACTAACAGAAGAGCAAATTGAATCTCTGAAAGTAGCAACTGAACAGTTTGGGGTTGTTTTCAACCAGACAACAGCGCCCACAACTGCGTTACAACAGCAGTATGAACGAGCGAATGAAAGCGCCAATGTAGCCATAACTGCTTATAACCATGCTATCGGTACTGCGCTTGCGGAAGCATCAGCAAATAAGGCCAGCACAGCCAGCGCAGTTGCTGCTTTGGTTCCTGATTCTGTTCTTGATGAATTAAACAAAGCGGCACAGTAACAAAGGACTTCATTGATAATTTTTCTTCAGGAGGAAGACATGTCATTCTTTTCTACGTTAAAAACAGCTTTGTCTTTGAAGGAGAAACTTGCTGCTACTGGTGTTCTTGTTCTGATTTGCGCACTTGTTGGTGCCGGGTTTGCATGGGAACGTCATCAGCTAAAGCAAGCCTTGGATAAAATTGGCAGTCTTGATCAGGCTGTTAAGGAACGTGATAAGTCAATAATGGATCTTAACCAGACCATTGAGACGATGAACAAAGCAGAGCAACATTTTCACAGCCAGGAAGTGAAAAATGAATCAGAACAAGCCAAATATGCTGACAGGCAAATGGAACGAAAAGCTGAAGTTCAGAAACAACTGGTTGCGGCGGGTAATGTTCGCCAGCGTATTCCTGCTGACACTCAGCGGTTGCTCCGGGAGTCGATCAGCGAATTTAACGCCGACGCCGACAAAGGTTAACCACCCTGACCCAAAAAGTGCATTCATGTGCAGGATGCCAGAGTTTAGCAGTGAATATTTTGATGATCTGCCAGCGTATATCCTCGATACAGAAACGATGCTGATGGGGATTAACAGGAAGAATCGCAACGTTAATGATTACAACCGAGCTATTAGCGGTAACTAAAAGGGATTTTTATGTCTGATAAAGTAACAGTAAAGCAAACTATCAACAAAGCGACTTCAATCTACAAAATTGAGCAAATCACTGTTGGCAAGCCAGGATCTGAACAATACCGTCGTGCTTTCGAGCTTGCCGATCAGCTTGGTTTAAAACACCCGGATTGCATTGAGCATGTATTTCCGACCTATGCTGATGAGCAATGTACTCATGTTCTTACCGAAGAGGATTTTTTCAGCACTGAAGAACGAGAAGGCGTTGATCGCTGTATTGGTGTGATTTGCTCTTCAGTGAGTTATGAGTTATTCCCTAATGTCCATGAAGATGGTGGTATTGGATACCAATTCCTGTACGAAGGCGATGAGCTTAAATGTTATCAAGCATCGCCGGAATTTTAGGCTTGAAATTGATCATCGCATTCTCCATTCGTTTTGAGTTACAAGAACCCAATGCTGGAGGTTACGGGAGGGAGTGCATAAACATGGGCTGTGGAAGTGCCCTTTTTGAGCAAATAAGGAAATCCTGAATTGTGTGGGAGAGTGTGTTCAGCGTGGTGTGCTTGGTCAAGACCGAATGGGCTACGGATTGAGAGGGCACGATGGGTGCATGCTGTCTGTCTGCTGATTGCAGTAAAATTAGTGGGATGACGCCACAACTCATAAAAAAAGGTTTAATTGGCGGACTGGAGTGCGTCTCGCTAATAAAACTGTATAAATCCGCGATCACCAGATGCGGTTTCCATTGCAAAATATGCTCTTTTGCTAACAGGAGATTATTGATTCCTGATACCAGAAATGAGGAGCTGAACCTGCCAGAATGATTAAGCAAGGCCTCTATCCCTGTGCGGGTAAAGTGGCACCGGTCAATCACTAAAATTTTAAGCATAAACGTTTCGCATTCAGAAGAGGGGCAATCGACTTTCTGGTTTCAGAAAGCCCTTCATCATAGAGAACTCCGATGAGTGCCAAATGCGGGAACTACGCCGCTAATTATGCTTAATTCTTGCTTTTAGCAGGCGGTGAATAAAAAGGTTGAAATTCATTTTCTTCCGGGCAAAAATGCCATTTCACACATTAGCTTTGCAGGACGACCTGCAAACGCTTCTTTCACCGGGGACGGCCCCATTGTTCTGGAGCCTGATATGTCCTGGATCGTTTTATTAATTGCAGGTTTGCTCGAAGTTGTCTGTAAGCGTCAACGGAGCACCGTATTGACGCTTATTTATTGGTGAGTACTACGTTCCATGGCAGGAGTTCGTCAACTCGGTTGGAAGGCCATTCCGGCAGTACGCTCAGGATATGGCGCATATACGCTTCCGGATCGATACCGTTCAGACGGCAGGTGCCGATCAGCCCGTACAACAGTGCTCCACGCTCGCCGCCGTGATCGCTGCCAAAGAACATAAAGTTTTTCTTTCCGAGACAGACTGCACGAAGCGCTCTTTCCGCAGCATTATTATCCGCCTCCGCCAGACCGTCATCACTGTAATAACAGAGGGCATCCCACTGATTCAGTACATAGCTGAACGCTTCGCCCAGTCTGGATTTTTTCGACAGCGTACCATTCTTCTCCACCATCCATTCATGCAGCGACGTCAGTAACACTTTGCTTCGCTGCTGCCTGACGGCAAGACGCTCTGACTCCGGTAATCCCCGTATTTCATCCTCGATGGCGTACAGTTCACTGATTCGCTTCAGGGCTTCTTCTGCCGTCGCACTTTTGCTGCTGATGTATACATCGTGGATTTTTCGCCGGGCATGGGCCCAGCACGCAACTTCTGTCAGTGCACCACCTTCACGTTCTGCACTGAACAACCTGTCGTAACCTGTGAACGCATCCGCCTGCAGGATACCCCGGAAGGGGCGGAGGTGTTGCTCCGGGTGTTTCCCCTGCCGGTTCGGCGAGTACGCGAACCAGACCGCTGGAGGAGATGACGAACCCACATTGCGATCATCCCGGACATACGTCCAGATACGCCCTGTTTTCGCCTTTTTCTGACCCGGTGCCAGTACCTTTACCGGTGTGTCATCAGTGTGAACCTTGCGGGTGTTCATTACATAACGGTACAGGGCATCATTCACCGGTGTCATTAACTGGCAGCACGCGTCAACCCAGTTGGAGAGTAAGGCCCGGCTCAGTTCGACACCCTGGCGGGCAAAGATTTCACTCTGACGATACAGTGGCAGATGTTCGCAGTATTTTCCCGTTAACACGCGGGCAAGTAATCCGGGGCCCGCGATACCACGCTCTATCGGGCGGGACGGCGCCGGTGCTTCAACAATACAGTCACATTTTGTACAGGCTTTTTTTACCCGTTCTGTGCGGATCACTTTCAGGGCACTGCTCACCAGTTCCAGCTGTTCAGCGCTGACTTCCCCCAGATA